GCTAACGTCAAGCGTCCAACGCGCAAAGTCAAGTCACGCTACAGTTTTCTCACGTGTGTGTGGACTCGCACCACTACTTGATTGTCCAAATCGTGCCATCGGCACGCGTAATTGTGTTATTGTGATTGTGAATCTAACTAGGCTTTATAGCTAGCTAAGCTTGCAACTTAAGCAGTTGCCGCATTGTGGTTTAGCACCGAGCGTCGCTAATGAAAATTCCTAACATCCGCTCTACTAAATGGTTCTACGTATTTGTCGAACGCCATCAACTCTAGTGGGTGGGTAAACAACATCCTGCCCGCAAACTTGCGCGACCATTCCACCGACGCCCTGTGAACTCTAACTACGTAATCATACATCTCTCTCATGCTATCTTCTGGTAAGTTGTAAAACTTTGAATTTATCTGAACTGTTAGTTCTCGTATGTGCAAGTCGGCTGGCATTAAATCCCGCAGCGCCTGCTGCACTTCACACAAACGTTTTGCGTAGCCCGCGCGACTCGTCGGCATGGGCGCCGACAGAAACTTCAACGCCATCTTTGGTAAGTCAACCGACATATGCAGGCACGTTGAGGCAAAAATGCGTCCACAGTAGCTTCCGAACATCGGCCTACTCGCAGGTTTAAATCTTATGCCGGTCAAGCGCGCATACTCCGGGTCGGTTTCAGCGGCTGAACAATATACTGAATCATCCCCTTGCCCTATGTACCACTTCGGCAACTGCCGCTTCTGTGCCAAGTGGTCCGCCAAGCACCGCAAAGAGTTTAGGGACAAAGTCCATTTCAAACCAGACGACAATATCCACTTCACGAAAATTTTAAATTTGAAATTAGCACCTGGTGCTGCCGTAGTTTGCCACGCCGCTTGGGCGTACTCTACAAGGCGCCTAAACCTAGTGCCCAGGTGCTTTACACCAGCGATCGCGCCAATCTCGTTAAATGCTGGTTCCAACACGCACGTCACTTCCTCCATGTAGTGACTCGCGTCACACCCTGTGATGTCGTCCTCTGAAATCAAATCGTCCTTGGACACAAAAGGCTGTATTAAGATGCGTGCGCTCTCTACTGTGTTTCCTCCTACGCTGGTTATGTGTATATTATCCACAGTGCACCTAGCTACTATTCCGTGTATTGCACCTGTAACGACTGCAAACTCGTCCGCATACAACGTCTCCGAATTGTTAACTGGTTGACCGGTCTTTTGTAACTTAGATAACAATTTATGTGCACTGAATGAACCCGTGGATTTATTTTGTGTTTTCACTATGGTGCTCTGGTGTGTTACTTCACTTCCTCTAAATTTATTTATTCTAGATATGCCGCCTGCTTTAACTGCTTGGCCAGCGTAAAAGCACGTCAAATCAAACATCATCGCCTCTCCTGTTCTTATCTTAGGTCCGTACGCGCGCAACTTAACCGGATCAAAACACCTGACAAGCAGAGTGGTTACCTCTGCCAACACCCCCCGCAGCCGGCGCCGATCTGCTAGAGCTCTAGAGATTGCTAATTTCGATTGATATTGGTAAATCTTGTATGGGGTGGCGGTGCAAAAACGCTCAACGACAGTATGTAAAGTCAGCCATTTGTCCCGTGCGTTATGGGACGGTATGGCAGAATGCGGCATAAAAACTAAGCGTTCCCTGGTCCTATAATCAAAATCTACCAGGGACACCTCGAACGGGGTGGTGTTCATGATCTCGCTCGTGGCCCTACAAGCGTGCACAAAACGCCTTTCACTTTCCGACACGTTTGGCCACATCGTTGAGAACAACTCGAGCAACGACTCATGTAATTCGTTCTGCATCAGGCCGGTGGCATATGGTGAAACGCTAGTTGTAAAAGTTGCGCGCAGAGCATCATTGCGGGCTCTGGCAGGAAGCGCCACAGTTTGAATGAAAGCGCGAGGGCCGCTTGCCGCAATAGGCTCGTTAATTGGATGACGCGTTCCATCATATATGAGAGCATTGCCAGTCCACTCTCCATGTCCAACTGTGGAGTCTATCAAGGTTTGCAAATCTCGTTTATTCTTACTCTTTGACTCATGCCACGCAGCTGACCGCCGCTGAGAACGCTTGCCTCGACTGCCGCTCTTCTTGCGTTTGTCGTACTTACGCTGCTCCTCCAACTGGATTTTCCTCTCATCATCCCTAGGGGCGCGAGGTTTAGCTTTCTTCGGCTGTGCTTTGAGCGCCGCAACTCGCGCTTTCTCGGCCAACTGCTCCGCAATAATGGTCTCTTCTTCGGAATCAGCGTATTTCTCCTCCTTTTCGATCTTGACCCACTGTTTAGCCTCTACTGGCACGCGTTTAACTTGTCGCCGCCGCTCGCGAGTTGCTTTGCCTGGCCTCGACTTATTCTTATTCTTGGCCACCCTAATGGTGCCGTTGCGGTACCTAGTACCTTTACCCATTTCTCCATTATACGTCTGTGAGATTCTAATCGGTTGCTTTCGCAGAATGGCGGTGACAAAAGCCTCGCACGCGTAAGTCGCGTAGACTCTGACATCGCCAGCGGACCTAGTGATAGCAGAAAACAGGTGGGCAGCCTGACTCCGTCCTTCCTGAGACTGGAACAACATAGATTTAAAGTCCAAAACCACGTTGACCGCCGGTTCCGTAGCCCCCTGTGCCCTGTGCGCGGTCTCGTCACCCAGATGCTCTTTCATGTCGTTTGTAATGGTAATTGTGTACGCATCAGTTGGTAACTGTTTCTCAATGGCCGGCAGCCTCCCTACGAAATAAAAAAAGTCACCATTATGGTGGTTTTTGCAGATTATTGGCTCCGTCACTAGCAAACTACGGTTGACTGCGTTAACAACCTTCTTGCATAATCTATAAGTATTAGGTGAATAAAGCCGCATGCAAGTGAGCATTTCAGTGAATCTTAATTGTTCCTCCCTACCTGTGTTTGAATAATCTATGGACTGTATCTGGCCTTCGCCCCCCAAAAAGACCGCCTCAACCTCATGTTTATCTCCTTTCTGTGCCAACAACAGAGGGACTACGCTGTCAGCTCCCATCTGCAAAAATTCGTCAAAAACCATTATCTTGTCCGTGGGTAAGTGCAACGCTGCTAGCTCTTTAGTGTATGCTTCAACTTTCGCCCCAACAAAAGCGTCGCGGTTAACTCGAGTTTCCGTCACTACAAAATACAAATGTGGATCCTCTTTTATCATCTGTGATTTCGATGAGCCCGGTGCTCCCGTAATAATGACCGGTCTAACCACGAAATTCTCTGTGTAGTCTAGGTCTGCCAGCATTTGAGTGGCTTTAACTAAATCCTTACCGATGCCAGCCTCTCTAACTTCATCCGCACGTTCCTGTTTAGAGGCAGCCACTTTGGGTCCAAGGGCTTGGAGTACGCACGATGTCGGGCCGTTCGGGTTTTTGACGTAAAAGCCTTTAGTTTCATACTTAATTCTCAGCTCCTCAAACAAATCTGTGGGCCTTGAATCTGCGTATGGCAAGTCGTCATAAAGTGTAAGTTTTGCTTTTCTACATTTATTGACCCAAACGGTTCTGCGGTAGCCCGCTGAATTCGGGTCGAAAGCCTGTTTGAATGAGCTAAGCGGGGGCAACCAAGCATATTTCGCTTTAGAGAGATCTGTCGTGAACTCCCACTTAGAATGTGAGGGGCGCGGTATTCCGATAGGCGCGGCAATAGCAGTATTTGGAACTTTAACTAGTGAGGACATGAACTCTTTCTGTTTGTCTAAAATTGACAAGAACTCGCTTTTCCAATCCTCTTCCAGACATGTGTAATGGAAATCCTGAAGAACAACTTGCCTCAGCCCGTTCTCAACCTCCATCTTCGCTAGTTCCAGGCACAAACCCTTGAATTTATTTAAGCTTTTGGGTTTCTTAGCCTCAGCTATGTCTTCGAACGCATCGCGCAAACGCAACTGTTGATACAACGTCATCCCCGACAGCACCTCTAAATTCAAATTCCTAATCCTATCCGTCAGCCAAGCTGACGACCACTTAGGCAAATCAACCTTGCCGTCTGTGTGGATAAGATGGTACCCGCTCGCCAATGTTTGTAGCCTAAACTGGATTTGCGGTACCCGGTGTGTGCTTAGAAAATTCTCCACCCCCGTGCGGAACGATTTCACTACCGGTTTACCTAAATATGTTACCCTACGACCTGCAACTACACTTATACTGATCTCATACTTCTCCGCTATGTCAGTCAAAAGCTCCATCATCTCCTCCGTCTTCAATGGCGGTTCCATGTTGGCGGTAGCCCTCCGATCCCACTGGAACCCTGCGTCAAGTAAAGCCTTGTATATGCAATCGCCCTTTCCGCGCACCAAAGTGAAAAACTCAGCTAATGAATTCAATCTACGTCCCACTAACTCCACCACTTCTCCTACTGCACGAAGACAATTCTCATTAGTAGGCATATTTCCAGTAACTATTCTAACCCTAGGATTAACTTCCTCTCTATAAATCGACGCACTAGGCACGCGATACGCCACTTCAATAGTCGGCAACCACCTTTGGTTGTGCGAGCCGTACTTGAGCTTGCTCGTAAGCGATTCCACGTATGTTGCGGAAAACATACGCATAGGTAGAGTAGCGAATCGCACCAAAAACGGGAAAACGCCTGGACGTTCAATGACCCCGTAAAATTGGTTCGAAGCCCACTGATACGCAGCCAGCAGCACCACTCTCCGAGTTTCCGCGTCCATGGCTAGCAAAGCCGAATGGACCTCTTCATCGAATAGGCGCAAAGTGGCTTGTTTCACCGACGCTGCTGACATGAAAGCTTGCTTGAGCTCAGTCTCGGTCCTCTCTCTATCTTCTTTGTACCCGTTTTTATTCACTGGTTCGTACTTAGGCAAATTGACAGATGCCAAAGCACCATATAGAGCCTGCGAGCACAGCACAGCAGCGGCGCGACCCTCCGCCTCAGATACCCCAGAGAACTTGCCTGGGCACGGCGCCCGGACCAAAATAAAATCGCCGATCTTGCTCCATAAAGGCACCGTTCTACTAGAAGGAAGCAAGACCGAATAAGTGTCCAATGTGAGCACGTAATCCCCTACGCGGTTCACGACGTCCCGCGGACAGTAAGCTACGTCAGTAACGCCTGGCACGGCAAGGGTGTGTTCAGGCGCACTGCGGAATTTCTGCAACCAAGCCCGGGCGGGCCTCATTTGTATATCACCATCGGGCCCGCGCAGTTTAATTAAACCGGCGTCCGCTTCGCAAGAATAACCTCTAGCACTCCACTTTTTCTTCTCGAACACGCACATCGCTCTTAATTCGGGTGGCAGCAATTCTAACATCAAAAAATTTAACGACGCGTTCGGCGATATTAGCCGCATGGACTGCGCCAAGTGAAAATACTCGGCGTCATCTATGTACGCTGCACTCATTGAAAACACCAAACTGGGAAAATTGGGCAAACCCATTGCTGAGCTATAAGCCAACAAACTTTCCACGCTAAGCGAGTTAGGCGGTGCGACTCCGATTAGACCGCGCCCACTTAGGAAGGCCGCCACGGCCACTGACAAAGCTCCATCGGTCGCAATTACCTCAACTGGTGACCTTAAGTTCTGAGTGTATAAAACATCTAAGTCGCAATGTCCTTCCAAAGCTCTGACCACCTGCAGCGAAGGGTTAATCAGTAAAACACGCGGATGGTTCAGAGCTCTCGAAATGGCAAACTGAGCCAACAAGCCCTCCTGAATTGAAGCCCTCGGTTTACTCGGGTCTACCACAAGAGTGCCTGCTGTCACAGCCTGTGCAGGGACCAAAGTGCGCTTCAATTGATTCTTGCAATACTCGACCCATGTAACGTCCAACTCTCCTTTCGTCGTGCACGCCCTTGGCGCCAGAGCCAAATTAGTCACGTACGCATTGGCGGCAGCCGCGTGCTGCGCCATTTCAACTCCAGCGCCGGCATAAGTGTTAAACACTACGGATGCGGCAAACCCATACTGCTTCATGTAGGCAATCAAAGGCCCTGTGGCTAGGCACGATCCTTCGAATTCTGCCAAATCTAAATGCATCTCATTTTCTCCATTCACTTCTACAAAACCTAAATACATACCAACACACTGATCTAATGTACTAACTCCTAAACGTTGCATGCACGGCCCAGGCCGCTCATGTCTCCTAAGAGGCAACCAAGGTATCGGCCACCTGTATCCTAAACTATAATTTGAGTTCGAAAACTCGGATTTTGAGTCCGAAGACTCGATTTTGTTTTTAATCGTCACCATGATTGAAAATACGCAATTTGACACCGCCCGTGCGAATAGGGCGAAGCGATTCCACGATTATGCCCAGGAGAAAAGCATATCTAACAAGCGCTCGTATACAGCATGCCGAAGCTCCTACTGCAACTTACCTTGATTCGAATTCATTGCCGGCTCAGTTCCCTTAGGAACATCTTGCCGAACCGTTCTCCCGCACATTATGCAGCAAAGCTGCAAACTTTAAAGTTGGGAAAAACACTACGTAACGTGGAAATACGCAGTGGTTGAATCCTCCCAACTATGCCGAGTATGGTCCATCTCGGCGGTAAACGCTCTCGCGCACCATGCATTAACCCATTTCAGGGACTGCTCGGGCTGGATAGCCCACCAGAACCTCAACCATAGAGGAACGCCTATCCGGCTTGCCGCGGATTTTGACCCGCGATTGTCGCACCCAGACTGTGCCACCTCTGTTTGAAACGTGCTGGTGAAACACGTCGCGCTGCACCCAAATTGGGTATATCCAACTTACAGCGATAAGTGGGCTGAGTCGACCTCAGCGTCTCCAACTGCACCGTGTGAACGGTATAACAAACTTACAGTCATACGTTTTGTGGTACGCATCTGGGATCCAGCGCGTTCAACCGAACCACCCCACAAGGTGGTTTTAAATCGTTCTCCACCAACGGAGAAAACCTGTAGCCGGCGCCACAGGTGCCTCGGGTAGGCATTTAAAAGGACAAACGTCCGGCGTGCGAGGCACGCGCCGCACAGGGTGCGGGAGCCAAAAGGCTCTGCCAGCAAAGCTGGCGTCCAGCGGTAAAAACACTACCTTTACTTGTAGCGCCCCAGCTGTTTGCTGGGCACCGCGGAC